TCAATAACAGGAGAATAACATGGCATTTCAATTATCACCTGGCGTACTCGTAGTTGAAAAAGACCTAACGGGTATTGTTCCCGCCGTTGCCACCTCAATCGGTGGTTACGTCGGAGCTTTCCAATGGGGTCCAGTTGATGAAATCACAACACTTAGCAACGAAGGCGAATTAGTTCGCACATTTGGTAAGCCAAATGATACAGTTGCTTCCAGTTGGTTTTCAGCAGCAAACTTCTTGAGTTATGCTAACAATTTAAAAGCAGTTCGTGTAGTAGGCACTGCAGCTAAAAACGCTGTTACTTCAGGTACAGCATTATTAATTAAAAACGAAACACAATGGGAAGCATCATATGCTGATGGCTCAGGTGCAGTAGGTCAATTTGCTGCCAAGTTCCCAGGTGCTCTTGGAAACTCATTAAAAGTAAGTGTAGCTGATTTTTCAGCTTTTCGTAGAACATTAACAGGTACTGTAACTGCAACAACTGGTTCAACAGCAGTGAATGGTTCTGGTACATCGTTTACAACTGAAGTGTTAGTTGGTGATGTATTAAAGAATTCTACAGGCACTGTTATTGGAACAGTTGCAACAATTACAGACGATGATAGTATTATTTTAGCAGCTAATGCTGCTGTTGCAGTAACAGGAGCTGCCGTATCATCAGGCCCAACAACTGAATGGGAACATAAGGCAGAATTTGATTCAGCGCCTGGAACCTCTTCATATGTTGAAGCTCTAGGTGGAATGAACGATGAAATTCATCTTGTAGTTGTGGATGAAGATGGTTTATGGACAGGCACAGCAGGCACCATTCTTGAAAAGTTTGCTTTCTTATCTAAGGCAGCTGATGCCAAGAAGAGCGACGGTTCAATGGCATACTATTTAGAAGTTCTTCGCGGTAGTCGTTACATTCATTGGATGGATCATCCAACGGGTAGTAACTGGGGAAGCTCTGCTCAAAATACATCATTCACTGCCACAGGAGCAGATGATTATTCATTGACAGGCGGCGTTTCAGATGATGATCCATCAGATGCATCTAAGATATTAGGCTGGGATCTTTTTGCTAACGCAGAACGTGTTGATGTTAACTTGGTCTTCAATGGTCCAAATTCATTAACAGTTGGTAAGCACATTGTTGAAAACATTGCTCAAGCACGTATGGATTGTTTAGCTTTCGTATCACCTACATTAGGTGCAGTATACAATAATTCAGGTGATGAAGCTGATGATATTATTGCTGAACGTCAAGCTGCTTTATTCAATGTAAATTCATCATACGGCGTCATGGATACAGGTTGGAAGTATCAATATGACAAGTATAATGACAAGTATCGTTGGGTAGCATTAAATGCTGACTTAGCTGGTCTTTGCGCACGTACTGACACTGTAGCTGATCCTTGGTTCTCACCAGGTGGTTTAAACCGTGGTCAAATCAAGAATGTTGTGAAGTTGGCATATTCACCAGACAAGACAGACCGTGATAACTTGTATAAGGCAGGCGTGAACCCAGTAGTAACATTCTTGGGCGAAGGCACTGTTCTTTTTGGCGACAAGACTCTTCTTGCCAAGCCATCAGCTTTTGACCGCATCAATGTACGTCGCTTGTTCATCGTACTAGAAAAGGCAATTGCCACAGCTGGTAAGTACCAACTCTTTGAATTCAACGATGCATTCACACGTGCTCAATTCCGTAACTTGGTAGAACCATTCTTGAGAGATGTGAAGGGTCGTCGTGGTATCTATGATTTCAAGGTGGTATGTGATGAAACAAACAACACAGGCGAAGTCATTGACCGTAACGAATTCGTTGCTGACATTTACATCAAGCCAGCACGTTCCATCAACTTCATGCAGTTGAACTTCATTGCAACACGTACTGGTGTAAGCTTTGAAGAAGTCGTAGGCGCCTAAACTAATTAACTTCTAGGAGAAGAAACAAATGGATATTACCCAATTTAGAAATAAGTTAGGCGCAGGTGGCGTCCGTCCCAACCAATTCAGAGTAACACTTACTTGGCCTTCTGTAGTAGGTGCTGCTGCTTCTGATGATTCATTGTTGGTTACAGCCGCTGCTCTACCTGCTTCTAACGTGAACCCAACAATCGTAGCATATCGCGGTCGTGATGTAAAGTTGGCCGGCGAACGTGTGTTCGATCCTTGGACTATCACTATTATCAACGCAACAGATTTGAAGTTACGTCAATACTTCGAACGTTGGACAAATGCCATGAATGACCGTGTAAACAACGGTGGTTTATTGACACCAACAGCATACCAATGCGATTTAGAATGTGAACAATTGGATCGTAACGATGTACAATTACGTAAGTATGTGTTGCGTAATTCTTTCCCAATCACTGTATCAGAAATTCCATTAGCTTACAGTCAAAACGATGTGATTTCAGAATTCACTGTGACATTCCAATATTCGCATTTTGATGTAACTCCCGTTTAATACTTTGATTAGGTAAACATATTATGGATATATTTGGATACAGCATCAAAAAGAAGGAACCGGCACAAACAGAACGTTCGTTTGTGCCCCCTTCTAATGATGGATCCCTTGACACCATCCGGGCAGGTGGGTACTACGGTACCTACCTGGACCTGGACGGGGCTGCAAAAAACGAATCGGAACTTATCAAACGATATCGTGATACCGCTCTCATGGCCGATGTAGATGCTGCCATTGATGACATTGTGAACGAGGCGATTGCCAATTTAGAAAATGAAAAGCCTATAGAAATTAAATTAGATAATTTAAAGGCACCGAGTTCCATTAAAAAATCTATTGAAGAAGAATTTCATAACATTACAAAACTGTTAAAGTTTCAAGAACGAGCACAAGATTATTTCCGCCGTTGGTATATTGACGGACGAGTTTATTTTCATAAAGTGATTGACACATCAAAACCGAAAATGGGTATCACCGATATTCGGTATATTGATCCACGAAAGATTAAAAAAATTCGTAATGTTAATAAAGAAAAAGATGTAAAGACTGGCGTGGAATTTGTAAAGAGTGTAGAAGAATATTTCGTATATAATGAGAAGGGCATTTATGTTGCTTCTCCTTCCGCCATGAGTGTACCAAACAACACAGGATTGAAAATCACAAATGATGCCATTTGTTATGTTCCTTCTGGATTGTTTGATGTTGATAACAACATGGTGTTAAGTTATCTCCACAAAGCCATCAAGCCAGCCAATCAGTTGCGTATGATGGAAAATGCTTTGGTGATTTACCGATTAGCCAGAGCTCCCGAAAGAAGAATATTTTACATTGATGTCGGCAATCTTCCGAAATTGAAAGCCGAACAATATTTGAAAGACATCATGAATCGGTATCGCAATAAGTTGGTGTATGATGCATCAACGGGTGAAATTCGAGATGATAAAAAGACTATGAGCATGTTGGAAGATTTCTGGTTGCCCCGTCGTGAAGGCGGCAAAGGAACAGAAATCACCACATTACCCGGTGGTCAGAACTTGGGTGAGATTGCTGACATTGAATATTTCCAACGTAAGTTGTATGAAAGTTTATATGTTCCTGTATCACGGTTACAACAACAAACTGGATTAAATTTCGGTCGGGCCGCAGAAATCAATCGTGATGAATTGAAGTTCACAAAATTTATTACCAAGTTGCGCCGCCAATTCACCAAATTGTTTGATGATTTAATGAAAACACAGCTCATCTTGAAGGGTGTTATCACAGCCCAAGATTGGGATGAACTACATGAAGGGATTGAATATCAATTTGCCCAAGATGCTTATTATTCAGAAAGCAAAGAACAAGAATTAGTTCGTTCACGAGTTGAATTGTTAATGCAATTGGCACAATTCGACGGACAATATGTGAACAAGCGATATATACAAAAGAACATTCTTCGTTTTAGTGACGAAGAAATTGAAGAAATTAATGCTGATAATGAGCAACAAGCATCTGCCAGCATGGATTATTCAGAACCTTTGGAAGATCCTAACATGAAGGGCAACATCATTCAGAAAGGAACCCCTGCACCTGCCAAAGGTGCACCACCAAGTCCCCCAAAGAAAACAGATAAGAAATGATTAACGAAGTCAAGATTGGAGATATCGTCTCCTTCCGCCATAATAAAAAACAAGTTACAGGAAAAGTCATTCATCGCCATGTTGATAAAGAGAAAGCCTTTCTTGCTGGTCATGTGAATGTTGAAATTGAAGGCGGTTCTTCCTATCCTGTCACCGTTCATGTCTCTAAATTAAAACCAGCTGTAACAGAGGAAACTTACATGGAAAATATCCGCGAACACGTTGATGCACTTGTTGATTCCATTGAAGCAGGAAACAACATAGATGCACAAGAATTATTTGACTCCATTCTTCAAAACAAGATTAACAAGTTAATGGATGAAATGAAGATGGAATTATCCAGCACTTTGTTTGATACATCTGAATGTGCTGACTGTGAACAATCAGTTGAAGAAGCCAAAAAGATGAAAGATGGCAAAGAAGCTGAAAAGGATGAAGAAGAGGAAGAGGATGAAGAAGTAGAACTTGATGAAGCATTAAAGGGAAAGCAACATAAGATTGATGCCAACAAAAATGGTAAACTTGATGCTCACGATTTCAAGTTGCTTCGTGCCAAGAAAGGTGTGAAGGAAGAAAATGAACTTGAAGAAGGCATTAAAGATACAGTAAAAAAATATGCTAAGAAAACTATGCACACTGCCGCTGAAGTAGGTGATGCATTAGTGCAAGGAGCAGTGCATGGTTTGTCTCACGGTGCATCTAATCCTGCTCCAATGAGTACATATAGTCATATTAAACCTTTCAAGAAACTTGCCAATAAAGTTGCTAAGGAAGAAAATGAACTTGAAGAAGGCATTAAAGATACAGTAAAAAAATATGCTAAGAAAACTATGCACACTGCCGCTGAAGTAGGTGATGCATTAGTGCAAGGAGCAGTGCATGGTTTGTCTCACGGTGCATCTAATCCTGCTCCAATGAGTACATATAGTCATATTAAACCTTTCAAGAAACTTGCCAATAAAGTTGCTAAGGAAGAAGCTGAACAAATTGATGAATATCAAAAGGGATTATTTCGTCCGCCCACCGGCTTCACCAAGAAAGGTATTGAAAAAGGTGGTGGCGTAAAAACCACTCTTCACTATGCAAAGAAGAACGGTTCTGAACCCGTAGGCGCTACCATGACGTTGGGACGTACAACTGTACCATTAGGCAAGACACCTCCAAAGCCAACTCGTCGTGTCAAGGAAGAAGTGGAACAAGTTGATGAATTGAAAAAGTCCACATTACAAAGTTATGCTGATAAAGTAGGCGGTAGTCGTGGAGGTAATGATGGCGGCCAACTTGGCGGACTTGCAAAGAAGGCACATGCTGAAGTCAAGTCAGGCAACACTGCCGCAGCTCAAAAAACAGCACAAAAGTTTGTGAAGCGTGAAAAAGGATTGAAAACTGCGGTTGATAAACTTCATCAAAAGCGTTTTCAAAAGGAAGAAATTGAACAAGTTGATGAAGTCATCACAAAGAAAACACCTACAGGTGAAGTCATCAAGGATTTTGTACATTCAAAGAATCCTAAGTTCAAGGGAAAGAGCAAGAAGGAACGGATTCGTATGGCATTAGGAGCAAAATATGCCATGATGAAGAAAGAAGAAGTTGAATTAGATGAAGGTAATAAAGAAAATAAAGCAAAGAAAAATGCTCATATTTCTGCAACAGCAGATGATAAATTAAAACAATCACGCCATGTATCAGCAGCAGCTAATCCTGGAATGACTAAACGTGGAAAATATCGTTTAGCTCAAGGTGGTTCAGGTGATGATTTAGCCAGAACCAGAGAAAAGCTCCGGAAGGATTAATGAAACACTTCAAAGAATTACGGGAAAGCCATTATCCCACACAAGGTTCTTCAGTTGAATATCCTCCTTACAAGGAAATGGATATGAAGAACCTTGTGAAGGATGCTATAGATGACATGGCAGAAGATGATGGTCCTCATACCAGTGATATTCCCGATATGCCAAATTTCACAACCGTGGCTAAACCAGAAGATGTCATCAATCAACCTTCTTCGGAAGGAAATCGTGATGCCACAGGGGGTGTTGCCTCAAGAAAAACAGGCAAGCCATTTAAAACTCTACGAAAGAAAATGAGTTATGGTGGTGAAGATTTTTCAGGTGCTGTTGCTTCAGTTGCCATTGGTGAAGCTGTGAAAGATGCAGCAGACAAAGGAGAATATGATTACGAAGGTGATATGGCAAAGTCATCTCTTCGTACCATCGTTCGTAATGCTCAAATGATGCATGATATGTTATCAGAAGATGAAAATCTTCCGGAATGGGTTGCAAGCAAAATTACATTGGCAGAAGATTACATTGTGACTGCTGCACAATATATGCAATCTGAAATGAATGAAGAAACTTTGGATGAAATTTCTCGTTTCAAAGAACGTGAGATTGCCCATGAACTTCGTCATGAAGATGAATATGAGCGTAAACATAAGCGTCCATATGTTGCTCCTGCTAGAAGACCAGCACCAGAACCTCACTCAGTTCACGTTGGTGGCAAGAAATGGAAAAGTTTTGGTTCACATGCACATGCCTCAGCAGTTGCTAAAAAACTAGAAGCGAAAGGAAAAAAAGCTACTGTTCACAAGGATGATTAATGAATACGGTCTCTGAATTAATTTCACTGTTATTTGCAAGTAGAAATCAAGCACATGTTTTTCACCTTCAATCTTCATCATTTTCTGCACATAAAGCATTAAATGAATATTATGACTCCATTGTTGACTTAATAGATGCCTTTGTAGAAAGTTATCAAGGCAAACATGGTATCATAGAAAATTACACAACACCTGGTTCTATAAAACAAAATGCAAGCACACAAGACATGATTGCATATTTTGAAGACCTAGCTGATACAGTAGCACAATCTCGAAAAGAAATACCACAAGATGATTATCTATTAAATCAAATAGACGAGATGGTCACATTGCTTTATAGCACCGTTTATAAGTTAAAGTTTTTAAAGTAGAGGAAAAATAAATGGCAATAACAGTATTAAAAAAGACACCTATTCATTGTGTCATTGCTGTATCAGGAACAGGAGTAACAGAAACCATTGATTTAGATACCACGTTATCTACATCAACACAAACGGCTTCATCTCCGAAAGTTAACATCACAGGACTCTATTGGTCAGTCCCTG